TGCGTCTTCATCGGAGCAGCGATTGCCTTTTATTGGTTCACCGAGTACGGCGACGACGACCCGGTGCCTGAGGTGAAGCGTGAGGCACGTGAGGATGAACCGTGGGGCCTCCCGTACTACCAGCAGCGCTACCGGATTCCAGGTGACAGCGTGCAGCGCACCAGGCGTTGCCCCGAAGACGACACGACCACGCTCACCGTGGTCACTGAAGATGAGAGGATGCATGTATGACCAGGTACACCAGCGATGATGTGCTCACTCTGGGGCAGATAGGGGAGCACTTCGGCTACGACCGAAACTACCTCGCAGCCATCACGGGACCCACCAACGTCCACCGCGATCCCGAGCTGTTCCGGCTGCGGATCGAGACCACGCCAGAGTGGCGCGAGGTCATGGGGGTTCGCGACCGGTACGTGTACCCCTACGCCGAAGTCCGGGAGTGGCACCGGGAGCGGTCCAAGCGGGCCAAGGTGCAGGCGGCGCGAAGGCGGTAACGCGGAGCGGTCCCTTCGGGGGCCGCTTTGTTACTATCGGTACATGGACATCCCGGGACTTGACCTTGGCTCAGCGATCACTGAGGCGTTTGACGATCTCACGCGAGCCAAGGTCAACTACGCCAGTGACCCGGTGCGATGGGCTACCGAGCGTGGGAAGGTGCACCTGTGGTCCAAGCAGCGTGAAATCGTGGAATCCATCCGTGACCACCGCCGAACCGCCGTCCACGCCTGCCACTCAGTGGGCAAGTCCTTCGTCGCTTCGGTGGCCGCGTGCTGGTGGATCGATTCGCATCCGCCAGGTGAGGCATTTGTGCTCAGCTCAGCGCCTACCGCAGCTCAGGTGCGCTCCGTCCTATGGCGTTCTATCAACCGGGTGCACGCCGCTGCCGAGCTTCCCGGTCGCTGTAACCAGGTTGAGATGTTCCTGCCAATGGGGGACGGACGCGATGAGCTCGTGGCAATCGGCCGTAAGCCTTCCGAGCACTCGGAGGCAGCGTTTCAGGGCATCCACGCGCGTTACGTACTGGTGATCCTCGATGAAGGCAGCGGGGTGCCGCAACCGTTGTGGGATGCTACCGAGTCCATCGCTTCGAACGCGAACGCACGCGTGTTGACCATCGGGAACCCGGATCTGACTACCGGTCCGTTCGCCGACGCGTGCCAGCCTGACAGCTCGTTCAACGTGATCCACGTGTCGTATCTCGACAGCCCTGCTGTAACCGGCGAAGAGGTGCCCGAGCGCATCCTTGAAGAGTTGATCTCGCCTGAGTGGGTGGAAGACCGTAGGCGTGCGTGGGGTGAAGACTCGGCGCTGTTTCAGGCGAAGTGCCTCGGGCAGTTCCCTAAGGGCAGCGCAGACCCGTGGCGAGTGATCCCCGAAGAGGACACAGCCGCGTGTCGGTTCAAAGACACCGACTATGCCGACGACCCCGATGCGGTTCGCATCGGCGGTGTCGACGTCGGTGGCGGCGGTGACCGGACTGTGATCGTGGAACGTGTCGGTATCGCGGTCGGGCATATCGCCTCGTTCTCTGACCGCGATCCCATGGCGACGGTCGGTAAGCTGGTGCACCACATCGAAGAGTGGGGCCTATCCAAGGTCCGCATCGACGTGGCTGGCATCGGCTGGGGCGTGGCTGGCCGTCTGCGCGAGGTGCTGAAAGAGCGCGGGAGCCGCTGCGTTGTGCAGTACGTGAACTTCGCCAACAAGTCTGGGCAGCCAAAGCGGTTCCTCAATGTCAGAGCGGAAGCATGGTGGAACGGCCGTGAGCTGTCCCGCACGCGCGCGTGGAGCCTGGCAGGACTCGACGATGACGCTATCGCCGAGCTCACCATGCCGCGTTACGAAGTCGTGGATTCCTCGGGCAAGGTCAAGATCGAAAAGAAGGACGACATCCGGGACCGGCTTGGCCGCTCCCCCGACATCGCTGACGCGCTACTGCTGGCGTTCTTCGACGGAACCGGCAGCGCAGAGACGGCAGATCCTCGGGTGGCGTATTCGGGTGTCCGGCTTGACCAGGTGGGTAGCAGCTACAGCCACTTCGGGGGGCCAAGCGTGCCTGGGTTGCCGTTCTCGATTCCGACGAGGCTGACTGGGCCGTATACGCAAGAGCGCCCGACCCCGGGGGGAGGTCGGACGCTCGCATAGCCTTGCGGCTCGGCCAGTGTATCACTAGGCGTAGATGCGCAGGAAGATCTCAGGGACCACGGCACCCTTCCGTCCCGGGAGTGGAACCAGTCGGGTGTTCAGCCGGTAGGCGAAGTAGCGGGCCTGCGCTTCCCACCACTCGGTCAGTTTGATGTTGCCCTGCCGAGCCGCGATGTTGCGGCGGGTGGTCGCGATGTTGAGGTGCTGCGTAGTGCTCATCTTCGTATCCTTTGGTCGTGGGTGCCTGAGACAAGAGGGAGGGGCCGAAGCCCCTCCAGGGGGCTAAGAGCGGTCGTCCCGACCGTTTGCGAGTCCGGATCGAAGCGCTTCCGCAAGGGGGTCCATCGAGTTCGCGGGACCCAGGGCGACCACTGCGTTGAACCCCTTCAGGTGGGTGTAACGGTCACCGACGAAGTGACCGAATCCACGGATGGTGGTCACGTGGCCGAGAACCACCGGGTATTTCTTTCCGACACTGGCAGCTTCATCGATCACCAGGTGCCCGCCACCAGGGATGGCATCGAAGCGGATGTTCTCGGCGTAAGCGGTGGCGTTCATCTCGGGCCTCTTTCATCGTTGGTCGTGTGTCTTTCGTGTCTCTAATCTACGACGTTGACCGGTTCCCGTCAAGACCCTGGTGGGCACAAACTTCCATCAATCTTGTTGTGGAGACCCTACAAAAGACGGCATCCCCAGGATGAGGTACGCTAGAGGCTCACGACGGAAGGACCACACGATGGAAATGTCCCCCTGGGAAATGCACACTGACTTCAATGCATGGGCAGAACGATCCGAGACGATCTATACCCGGATCATTTCAGACGCCAGTGAACGTCACCGCGCGTATTTGCAGATCCGCGAATTGGACGGCTCGTGGTACTGGTCGGCAGCCACGTATGTACAGCACCAGCCCAAGCTGTGCCAGTACTTCAACGGCAAACTGGACTCTGCCAGGTATTCAATCCGCGATGCGGAGCGGCGCGTTACCCGTGTCGCTTTCCGGGTGTTGACTAAGGCTCGTCAGCGCTCGCGACTGCCCCTCTAGATCATCCGAACGGACCCTCAGACCGACTAAAGGTCTGGGGGTCCGCTGCGCGTTAGAGCGCTACTGAGAGCATGTGTCATGTTACCTTTAAGTGATGATTCACGGTAACAGCGGAGGGGGACGCAATGCCTAGCGACTGGAGACGGGCGAAGAGCCTTGACGTGCTCGGCGACGAGATCGAGGCCAAGTATCCCGGGACGACTGTCTGGGATATCGGGGATGAAGACCACCAGGACAGCTGGTCCGACCACAACCCCAATGAATGCTGCGATGTCGTCTGCGCGATCGATGTGCTTGCGGACGGTGGGATGGACCTGGGCAAGTTCGTAGCGCACCTCATCACGAACCCCCACCCGAACCTGCGGTACGTCATCTACAACCGAAAGATCTACCAGCGCCGCTACGGTTTCGAAGCTCGGGACTACAACGGCAAGAACGCCCACAAGACCCACGTGCACGTGTCGGTGGGCAACGGCCCGGACGGACGCAGTACTGAGGACTACGACTCCACCTCCGGGTGGGGCATCGCGAATCTCGGTCAGCCTGGGAAGCCCAGCAAACCTACTAATCCGACTGAATCACTGGGGGATAAAATGCCGACACTCCGCAGGGGAGCCAAGGGGCAGTTCGTTCGCATTCTGCAAGCGCTGCTGACCGCATGGGGCTTCAAAACGTCCATTGACGGGATCTTCGGACAGCAGACCGAACGCCAGGTGATGGCGTTCCAGGCTAAGTACGCCAAGCCGGTCGACGGTATCCCCGGCCCCATCACGTGGAATGCGCTGCTGGGGGTGAAGTAGTGCCCAATCTGAGTCCAGAGCTGTGGACGACGGTCAGCATCATCGCTGGCCTGTTGCTTACAGGTATTGTGGGGAGAGTGTGGAGTCCCTTGCGTAAGACAGTGGCCGCGATCGATGTTGTCGCCGGTCGACCGGCACGCTACCCGGGAGATAGCGAAGAGCGCCCCGGGCTGGCGGAACGGCTCGACCGAATCGACAGCACCATCGGCGGCATGAGCGAGCAAATCAACGAAGTTCGGGCCGAGGTGGTCTCGATTCGTTCCGAGGTCAACCAGGTGAAACAGCACGTGAAGAATCTTGAGGGAGAGTGTGAGGGATGAACACGAGCGGCCCTCGGGCCACCATCTACGCCTTCGGCTTGACCGTCCTGGCACTGGCTGCGTTCTACGTGGATGCTGAGGCGAAGGAAATCGCCTTGTGGGAAGCGCTGCTCGGCGCGGCGATTCCGTTCGGCGCGCTGGTGCTGTCCACGGTGAAGACGTGGCCACGCAAGCGTAAGGACGTCGACGCCGGTGAGTGATGTGCTGCTGTTCGTCCTGGCGACACTGGCCGCGTATCGAGTCACCCGACTTGTCACGACAGACAAGATCGCCGAGCCGCTGATGGATCGCATTCGGTTCGGACTGGAGCGACGTTGGTACGCCAAGCACGGGCCGGTAGGGTCTGACACACACTTCAATTCGAAGTGGGCCTACCTGCTGTCGTGCCCCTGGTGCCTTGGATTCTGGGTATCGGGGGTCATGACAGTGGTACTATCGATCGCGTACGGGCTTGATTACCCGATCATCACATGGCTTGCCATGTCGACGGTGGTCGGATTCTTGGGCGGGGCAGACAACGAATAGGCGTGGTATGGGACTTCCGGCGTTCGGCACGACGCTTGTAGCGTCGGCTTCGGTGCTGTCCCCTATCGTCCGAAACGCTCCGAAATACACCAATATTCAGGGGCAGCTGTGGGGCTATTACTACACGCTTGAGGAGTTCTCAGCCGCCGTCAACTGGAAAGCGAATGCGCTCAGCCGCATTCGCCTCCTAGCGGCCGAGTACATCCCTGGTGGTGACGAACCCCTCCCCATCTCAGAGGGTCCTGCCGCTGATGCCGTGGCGCGTCTTGCTGGCGGTATCGGCGGCCAGGCCCAGCTGATGTACGCCATGGGCGTCCACTACAACGTGCCCGGCGAAGGGTGGCTTGTCGGCCAGACCGACGACATCGGCGAAGAGCGCTGGTCGGTCTATTCCGCGAACGAACTGCGGGTACAGGGCAACAGCTACCAGCTCAAGACGGGTGACAGCGAACAGGACTGGACCACACTCGGGTCGGACACGATGGTGGTCCGATTCTGGCGTCCCGACCTCCAGTACTCATACCGTGCCCGTTCGATCGCTGCTAACGCGCTCGGCGCGATGGCCGAGCTTGACCTGATCAATAAACGCATCATCGCTGAGACTACTTCGCGTCTCGCCTCGAACGGTGTCCTGCTGTACGACCGTGGCAAGCTGTCGTTTCCGCAGACACCCAATCCCACCGGAGCGGAAGGCCAAGATCCGTTTGCTCAGGTGTTGGTGGAAGTGGCGTCACGCGGCATCAAAGACCCGATGTCCGCCGAAGCTGCGTTGAAGCTGCCAATCGGCGTGGATCTGGGGTCGGCCACCGACGTCAAGCTGTCCGACGTCATGATGGCACTGGACTTGTCCAACCCTATCGACGACAAGCTGATTCCGCAGCGCGAATCGGCGATCCGCCGTCTCGCCACCGCGCTTGACCTCCCTTCCGACCAGCTGCTCGGCGTCTCAGGCATGAATCACTGGGGTGCTGCCCAGGTCGAAGAGTCCGGTATCAAGCTGCACATTGCGCCTGATGCTGAGACCATCTGCCACGCGCTCACACGCGGCTACCTGGTGCCCATGCTCCGGGCCAGCGGTGAGGAACTGGTGGGTCCCAATGGTGGTCGGATCGTCATGTGGTACGACCCTTCCGAGATCGTGCAGCGTCCGGACAAGTCGGCGGCCGCTGATGAGGCGTACGACCGGATGGAAATCAACGGGATCGCGTACCGCCGTGAGAAAGGTTTCTCGGAATCGGACGCGCCGACTGATGACCAGCTTGACGAGATGGCTGAGAAGCTGCGGCTGCGTGCGCAAGCGTCGGCGGTGCAGGTGCAAGAAACCATCGCGAACGTCGATGAGCCCGACCGGACAGAGACCGTCGAAACCACCCGCGACTCTGAGAATCCCTCTGATACGCAGGCTACGGAACCCGGGGAGGCTGCCTGATGGCTGAGGTTCCCTTGCAGACTCTCGAAGAGCTGGACATCACCGCTGAGGAATTCGAGGCACTGGTGATGGCTGGTCTTCGGGCTGCGGTGATCGAGGTGCTGAACCGCGAAGGCATCGAGCAGGCGCTACGAAACGCCGATGCTGCCGCGCTTGACGCCATCCTCGCCTTCTGGGTGGCGTACGTATCCGAAGAGCTGATTCCGGCGCTTGACGCTTCGATGCTGGCGGCAGGGGCCGAGACTGTCTCCCGGCTCGCCGAGTCGGTAGGACAACCGCTCCCGCTGCTGATAGATCAGCCGCTTGACACTGACGTGTATCTGCGGCAGGCATCCAATCGGCTTGTCGGCATTGGCGACGCGCTTTGGTTCAATGCCCGAGCGTCCCTTGCGGAGGGCATCGAACTTGGGGAGTCTCAGCCGAAGCTAGCGCAACGAATTCGCGACGCTGTAGGGGTGACTGAGGGTCGAGCACGTACTATTGCGCGCACAGAGAGTCACGGGGCTCGGAACGTAGCCGCCTACGCGACCATGGAACGCTTTGAGAATGCATACGGCGTGCGCCCAGGAATTCTCCGCAAGGCGTGGCAGGCTACTAACGACACCCGTACCCGGCACACCCACCACGAGGCGGACGGCCAGACGGTGATGGTCACAGAGCCGTTCATCGTAGGTGGCGCACCGCTAGCGTTCCCGGGTGACCCGACAGGACCTCCCCAAGAGGTTATCAACTGCCGGTGCGCCAACCTGGTCTTGTTCGACCCTGCTGACCTGAATCTTGACGACATCCCCGCTGAGCTGACGTTGAACGCAGCCGCTTATGAGGAGGTTACCGTGCCGCTGAGGGACGACACCGTTATCACCGCTGCTGTCCGACGCACAGGGTGGGACAGCCTTCCCGTCGCCCCTGATACGCATCC